TACAGAAGTTTGCATAGTCTCTGCAAAGATCCTGAAGTAGGTATCTTTAGCAAAAACATCACCATGATCAGGGTGATTCAATGCTATTGATGGTGCAGGAATACCCTCTACCATTTCCCCATTGTGTTCTGTGGTATTGTCCTTGTTAATCCTGGCCCTTGCCAAGTTAGGTCCACTATCCATTGGGACAGTGTATAACATGGAAAAGTCAGTAGTATTTTCGTCTATCTTAATTAGTCCGTTCATGTAAAACTCCAATCATTAAATGAACAATGCTTATAACATAAAGTAGTTTATTTGTCAAGGTTATTTTTCTCCAATTCATAATAAAAATCTGCTATCTTATATAGTTCTTTTGATGTAGCTGTATTTTTTATTGTATTAGCTTTTACGGAAACTACAACTACATTATCTTTTGTATACTCTTTATTGTTATCTATTCTATCGAAAGATAAATTCCAAGGGCTATTAATATTAAAAACAAATGGAACTTTATAAATAGGACACTTTAAATCTTTAGGTATTAAATCTAAAATGTCTTCTGGTGTTAATTTGACAGATATATTATTTAAATTTTTTCTTCTTTTTGTATCTGCTATGAGTCTCTGTCTTCTTAAAGAAGCCCATTGTCTAGTAATATCTTTAAAAGATTCTACCTTTCTTATTATTTTTCTTCTTGCTTCTTTAGCTCTATTTCTTCTTTGCTTAACTTCTGGTTTTTGTCTGTATTTTCTTGCTGTTTCTTTACCCTCTGGACTTTGATTATATTCTTTTCTTTTTTGTTTACCCTCTGGACTTTGATTATATTTCTTTCTCTGTAAATTTATCTTTTCTTTAACTTCTGGTCTTTGTCTGTATTTTCGCATAACTTCATTGTGTTTTAATCTATTTTCAGAAATTTTATAGTATGCTTTATAATATTCTTTTGCATATTTTTTTCTTCTTTCTTTACGTTCTAGTTCATTATCTATTATCTCTAATTCATACTGTTGCATTAAACTCCTCCTGATCCATCCAGTTACTTCCATGAGACATTTCTACCTCAAGAGGAATGTAATCAGATAGACCAAATCGTTTTTTAGCTTCATCTTGTGCATCCAAGAGACACTGTGGGCCTATATCCTTAACTATATCTATCTCATCTGGATGAGTATCTATCAGTACACTATCATGTACTGTATTAATTACAACACTTTTTAATCCTTTCTCTTTTAGTTTATTGAATAATAATATCACACCTAATGGTACAATCTCTGCTGTAGCTACTGACTGTACAGGATAGTTTACTATCTGAGTCTTGAAGTTAGCATTACCTGATCTGTTTCTTTGGCAGTCAGGGAAACTAAACTGTCTACCTGTAGCAGTTGTAACTAATTTGGTTGCTATGGCTTCGTTCTGAAGCTTGTCATGCCACTTAAAGATCCCTTGATACTTTCCGAAGAACTCTTTGAAGTAAATTTGTTGAGCAGGAGTTCCTTGAGTTCCACCGTACAATGGACGAAAGGTGGAAGCTTTTGCTGCTCCTCTGTCAGTAACTTCTCCATTGTCGGAGAGGACTTTGGCAGTGTAGGCGTGAACGTCAAAGCCAGATTCGACTTCTCGTTTAACAGTTTCATCAGTTGCTAATATTCCTGCAATTCTAAACTCAAGTTGACTGTAATCAATTTCGACAAGTGTACCTCCTTCAAATCTACTTACAAATGCCTTACGAACTGGAAACAATCTACCTTTAGGCATATTCTGTAGATTGGGATTAGAACTACTGAGTCTTCCTGTAGAGGTTATACACTGGTTAAAGTTAGCATGGAGTAGTCCATCACTTTTGATACCTTTCTTGATACCTTCAATGAATGATGCGCGATATGTATCTATAGCTGATAATCTTATTAGTGATTCAAGAAACTTCTTTACATCAGGGTCTGTGGTAGTTCTAAGATGTTCTGTAAGTGTTATCTTATCAGTCTTAAACCCACCAGCAGATGCTAGTTCTGATCTAGGCTTAATGCCAAGACCTGCTACTTCATCTACCTCTAAGTAGAGTACACCTAATCCACCACAACCTTCACACTTACTAGGTTTCTTGAAGTTGCTACCATCTTTCTTTAGCTTATAGTAAGTACCTTTACCATAACAACTACCACATTTAATAACTCTAGTTTTATATGCTTTTTTAAAACATTCTTTGGCAGCAGACATAAAACCTTCCTGAGTCATGTAAGGTCTACGCTTTGGCTTACCTTTATCATCCACACCTATATCCATTACCTCTTTCCAGAGCTTCTTATCTGTAAGGTTGCATGAATAAACTACACTGGATAGTTGTTCGGGAGAAGATAGATTAACATCTTTATCCCCCATAAGTTTCCTGGTTTGCATCTGAAGATATCTAGTAAGTTCTTCTTGCTCCTTCTGATAGTCTACATCTACCTGATCAAGTACGTTCATATCAATAGCCATACCTGATCTCTCTATGTCTGTCAGTACACTACAGAACTCACACATAAGATCTCTTATAGGAAGCAGTGAGTAGTTGTGATCCTCTCTAAATAATCTCTCTTGCTTCTGAAAGATATCAGCAGTAGCTAATACATCATCACGTAGATAAGATATCTGTAGATTTTTAGGAAGATCACTATAATTCATACCTTTGTTAAGCATATTTTTAAGTACATCCTGCTTCCTTATAGAATCATACTTATGAGATAATGCCTCAAGACTTAACTTATCACGAACACCTTTGTTCAATACATACTCATTTATCATGGTATCAATAATCTTTACATTACAGTCAATACCAATCTCACGCAGCCATGCTACATCAAACTTAGCATTGTGTGCTACGACATACTTTGCATTACTTAGTGTTCGTTTAAAGGTATTAAACTCTGTAAAATTACTATCCTCAATGTTTAAGATAACAACTTCATTGTCAAAGTATTTTGTTACGAGTTCACTACCAATAAAATAACCATGTGGAGTTCTTAATGTGTAGCCTAATGCTACGAAAGTATTATCTTTATTATACGGTGAAGGATCTTTACGATCCCCTCCTAAATCTATTTCAAGATCTAATACAACTGCATAATCAGTCATCACAAGTTGCCCCAATCACATCAAATATTTCATACTTAGAGTTTTTATCTACTTCACGTATATCATATTCAACATACTCATCACCCCAAGGATATCTTGCATAGAGTTCTATCTCTGCTTTTAATTCAGTAGTAGGTTTTTTAGAAAGTGACTCCCAAAGATACACACCATCTGACGCATATTTTTTACCTGCTGCAACATATCTTTTTCTATAATTTGGCATATTAAATATCCTTATATATTTATTTAAATATTATTTATATATATATGTAATAGTTCTCTCCAGCGGATAACCAATCCTATTAGCATGGATTTTTAATCTTGTCAACACAATTAATCAACATAACGTGATATTTTTGGTTCGATGCGAACTGTAGCTCGACCATGTGAACCTCCTAACTTGTTCTTTGATACGTGCAAATACCTCAAGAAGTTGTCATCTTGTGTCTCTGTATTCTCCTTTCCAATACCAATAATTACATCAGCTTCTGCTGCCTTACCTATCTTAGAGTTAGCCATCTGTGTAAATCGTAATGATGTCCTGCCATCAGCTTCAGCACCTGCCTGAGAGATAGCAATGACTGCTAGGTTATGTTTCTTAGCGAGTGTTCTAGCTTTGATATACACTTGGCTCAGTCTTAGATCATCTCTGGTAAACGTACCACGCACTTGCATCTTATCTAGCTGATCAATAATCACAATATCAAATGGTCCACCTTTAGTAATGATATAGTTGAGTCTCTCCATTGTCTCGCACTGATCACCATTAACCATGAAGATATTATCTTTGATACCATCCCAAGATACTCTACCTTTGAGTCGATCATTAACTACATCATCTGTTTCTAATGCAGAGTATGCAGAACCTGCTCTATCCATAGTTCTCTCAGCTATCTCTTCATTGCATACCATGAGTACCTTCGCACCCTGATCTGCAAAACCTCTAGGAGAGAAAGCAGTGCTGACTGCAAATGCAGACTTACCAGTTTCAACTAATGCAAATACAGTTGTCAAAGTTCCTGGTCCTATACCTGGACATAACATATGCAGTTGAGATAAGTTCCAAGTCCAAGGGTAGTTCTCTTTGTTAGACTTGAACATATCATCCCATTCATTAGAGATAAAACCTAAGTCATCTCCAACCTCTATCCCATCCTCATACTTCTCTAGTAGTTCCTGAATAGGACTGAGATCTTTTATCTTACCTTCCATCAACTGCAAACCTAAGTTAGCTATGGTATCACCTAGCTGTTCTCTGAATGCAGCCTGTAGTATATCACTACCTACATCAACTTGTATGTCACCTTTCATACGTCTTGTGATATCGAGTATGGCTGCCCTCTGAGATCCAGTAAGCATTGGATTCTCAGCAAAGATAAGAGCTTCTACTTCAGCTACAGTAAGATCTCTTTCGTATTTAGTATGTGACATATTAACAACATCAAAGATCTTTTTACTTTCTTTCTCAAAGTAATCTTCAGATATCATATGGTTGTGGTCACGCCAAAACTTAAAGTTAAAGAATAGTTCCAGTAACATATTAGCTACACTATCCTCTGGTTTTGGTGACTCATTAAACGGTACTATATTTGGCATCATGCGAGTACTCCTTCTGGATATTCCTTTGGATCATATTTCAAAATTCTCATAGTTGTATCTGTAAACTGCTTCAATCGTTTAGTCAATGACAAAGCTTTCTTACTTGCGTCTTTATCTAAACAGATGACACAGTTAGAATATCCTTTAGCTATGTTCATAGCTCTATCAGACAGATCAGTACCAAGTAAAGCCATAGCAGTACCATAGTGAGATATTGCACAAGCACTGGCTGCATCTTCTACAATGTATAAAGTTTCACCATACCCTGCAATGAAAGGCTCACCTGTATTCTCATACTTATACCACTTCATACCTTTACCTAACGCTCTACCTACTGCATCAACTGCCTTACCTGCTGATGCTATTGTAAATACAGCACGATTCTGTATTACATCATGGAATAACTCTACTCTCCCTTCTCTCCATGCTTTTGTTACATTGTTCTTATCCATATATCTGACCATCCTTTCTGGGAAGTAAGAAGAGAAGTGTGAAGGTACTACCAACGGCACTACCCTTCTCTTTGATAAGTCTTTTGGTTTAGTAATACGAGTTATCAGTGCATCTCTAGACATAGATACAGGTGTTGCACCCTTGGCATTACAAGATGCTTTGTAGCAATTCCAGACTACCAATCCATCCTTAGATGTTATGGTGAACGTCTTATAACCTCCGCAGTTAGGACAGTTTATACGTTTGGTTTCACCATCCGTCAGGAACAGATCGTTTATTAAATCCTGAATCATTCTTAACCTCTTTCTTCTTATTCTTAATTATCCTGGTCTGATATTTTGATGTCCTCAGATCTCTTGCGATAGGGTTGGATTTCCGAAAATATATTTTCTTGCTCCTCTTGTTCATCGAAAGTCTCCAACCAATCGTCAACTATATCTGATACATACCTTTTACGATTTCCTTTTATCACTGTATATATCCTTGTAATACTTATCTTCAGAAATGTTCCATGCTATATAGAATGGTGCAATAATTATAACAGCAAAGAACCAAGACCAAAATAAACTCATCTATTATCACCACTCCCACCAATTACATTCCTAGCTTTTCTATCTTCAAGCTTCATAACATTATACTCTTTTACTTTGTTGAAGTCTAAACCTAGATCATCAATCAACCTAGCCAACGCCCAGAGAACATCACCTAACTCTCTTTCTAGATCCGTCTTCCTAGTTGGAGAGACAATACCTTTATCATCTCTATAGATTTTCTTCACTTGGTTACATACCTCCCCAACCTCACCTGCTAACTCAAGTGATGGATAGATAATTG